AACTGATCAACTTAGAATATTGAATGCAGAGAATTTTGTCTCAGCAGCAACTTCTACTGTGAACTCATATTATTCCTTTGTTGGTCTACCTAATGCTACTAATTATTCATCTACTTGGGATTCCAACCCCCCTGCTCCTAAGGATAGTTTTGATCAAGAAGATGATTATTGGGATACTATGATTGCACTGAAGAAAGTAACTTCTTCAGATGTACGTAGAATGGTGAATAAGAATACTTGGACTTCTGGTATAACTTATGACATGTATAGGGGAGATATTAGTAGAACAAATATAGCACAACCATCAGGAGCAACTAATTTATATTCTGCTAAATTTTATGTTGTCAATGAAGATTTTAAGGTTTATATTTGTCTACAAAATGGAACAGACCCAGAAAATACTACAGGAAGACCTTCACTAGACCAACCTACATTTACAGACTTAGAACCTAAAGCAGCAGGTGATAGTGGAGATGGTTATATATGGAAATATCTTTATACTATCAAACCAAGTGATATTGCAAAGTTCGATTCTACCAACTTTATACCTGTTCCTGATGCTTGGGATACTAGTTCAGATAATTCTGCTGTAAGAGATAATGCATCTAGTAGTGGTCAATTAAAAATTGCAACTATCACTAATAGAGGATCTGGTATAGGAACTGCTAATAGAACTTACACTGGAGTCCCTGTAAATGGAGATGGTTCTGGTGCTGAAGCAACTATAGTTATCAATAATGATGCTAAGGTTGAATCTATTAATATAGCAAAAGGTGGATCAGGATATACTTATGGAACTATTGACCTAGTTGCTGGTGGAGTTCCTGTGGGAACCACTACTCCAGTATTTAATGTAATCATTCCTCCTCAAGGTGGACATGGAGCAGATGTTTATAGAGAGTTGGGAGCAAGTAATGTTTTAGTTTATTCTAAAATTGAAAATGATGCATCTAACCCTGATTTTATCACTGGAAACCAAATTGCTAGAATAGGAATTGTAGAAAATCCAGAAGCTTATAATTCTACTGCTAATTTAGATTTATCTAAAGCTAGTGCTGTATATGCTTTAAAACTTATTGGAGCAGGTTATACCACTGCTACATTTAATTTAGATGGACAAGTAACACAAACTATTGGTATAGGATCTACAGCAGTAGGAAGAGTTGTTTCTTATGATCAAACAACAGGAGTTTTGAAATATTGGCAAGATAAAAGTTTAGTTGGATTTAATAGTGATGGTTCTTTGAAAACAGATCCTACTTATGGATATTCATTACATAGATTTACTTCATCTCCTGCTAGTGGAGGAAATGTAAATATTGCTAGTAATGAAGGAACATTGGGAATAGACACTAGTTTTGGTACATCAGGAAGTCCTGGTATAAGTACCATAATAAATAATAGAACATATTACCTTGGACAGAGTTTTACTCAAGGAGTTTCTAATCCTGAAGTTAAGAAATACTCTGGAAATATAATATATGTTGATAACAGACCTTCTATTACTAGGTCTGCTAACCAAAGAGAAGATATCAAAGTCATTTTGCAATTCTAAAGAATCATGCCACAGGAAACAAATTTAAACGTCGCTCCTTATTATGACGACTTTAATGCAGATGACAAGTACTATAAAATATTATTTAAACCAGGATATCCAGTTCAGGCAAGAGAACTAACTGGTGTACAATCTGTTCTTCAGGATCAGATTGAAAAGTTTGGAAGTCATATTTTTCAAGAGGGAAGTTCTGTAACTGGTGGTGGAATTAAATTTTCTAATGCCTATGAGTCTATTAAGATACAGTCATCTAATAAAGGGTTTAGCGTTACAGATTATTTGGCAGAGTTAACTGGTAAAACTTTAGTTGGTAGTGAGTCTGGAATAAAAGTAGAAGTCAAAGCATATATGGCTCAAATATATTCTGATAATTCTTATGTTATATTTGTAAATTATTTAAATAGTGGAGCTAATAATACTGAAAGGTGTTTATCTGGAGAATCTTTACTTTTAGATGGAGAACCTTTTACTACTAGACAGGGTATAGTTTTTCAACCAGGAGAATCTGTTGCTCAATTGATGAATGGAGTATCTACTTTCATAGGATGTGCTGCTGTTTTATCTGAAGGTATCTATTATGCTAGAGGATATTTTATTCAAGTTAAAAAACAAACTACAGTATTGAGTCCTTTTATTAATACTGTTAGTGCTAAAGTAGGACTTAGAGTTGTTGAAGATATAATCAATTCTGATATAGATAAATCCCTAACAGATAACGCTGCTGGATATAGTAACTATACTGCGCCTGGTGCTGATAGATTAGCAATAGATTTAAAATTAGAAGCTGTTGATATCAATCAGCAATCTACACCCAATTTTATTGAATTGTTGGAAGTAAGAAATGGTATAGTTGCTTCTACTCAAGATAAATCACAATATAATGATTTAAGTAAAGAATTTGCTAGAAGGACTTTTGATGAATCTGGTAATTACTATGTTAAACCATTTACTCTTTCTGCAAGAAATACATTAAATGATTTTGAAGGAAATAATGGAATTTTCTCAGAAGATCAAAAAACTTATAACAATAATGATCCAAGTCATGACTTAGGATCTTATAAGTTTTCACCTGGAAAGGCATATATTGAAGGATATGAAGTTGAAACTATAACTCCTTCTTTCTTAGATTTTAAAAAACCAAGAACTACAAAACTTTTAGAAGATCAAAGTATTAACTATGTTACAGGACCAACTTTTACTTTAAATAATGTTTTAGGTTCTCCTAATATAGGTGTAGGAACAGATTATACAGTAAGTCTTAGAGATCAAAGAATAACAGGAATTGGCACTAGTGCAGCAGGTAAAGAGATAGGATTAGCAAGAGTATATGATTTTGCTTTAGAATCTGGTTCTTATGATGCAACTAATGCTGATCTTAATGAATGGGATATTGCTTTATATGATATTCAACCATACACAGAAGTTGCTTTAAATACTCCTACATCTCTTTCTGTTCCAACTCATATTAAAGGTAAATCTAGTGGAGCTACTGGGTATCTAAGAAATGCTGTAAGTAGTTCAACTGCAGTTACCATATACAATACTAAAGGAACCTTTATTACTGGTGAACAATTTATATTTAATGGAATAGAAAGTGGTAATATTTCTGCAGGAGCAACGGCTTATACCACTAGTGATATCAAATCTATCAATGGTACAGTAAGCACAGCAAGTACTTTTAATGCTGATGTTAAACAAACTAGTTTATTTGTTATAGGTGAAGTCAATATTAGTGCAGCAACTACATCAGGAGCTTATTTGGGAGTTTCTACAGTTACTAGTGTTGATCCAACTAAGTTCTTTAGTGGAATTGCCACAGTTGGTAATATAGTAGAATATACTAATTCTGGATTTAACACTACTTCTTATGCAAGAGTTCAAAGTGTATCTCAGCATTCTTTAACTATTTCTGGAGTAACAACTGTCACTGGTATATGTGAGGGTGGACTCCCATTGACTTCAATAAATCCATCTAATTTTAAAATACTTAGTTCAAATTTCCAATCTTCTAGTGATAATAATCTATTTACCAGATTGCCTAAGAAAAATGTTTCTGATGTAGATCTAACTAACTCTTCATTTACTATAAGAAAACAATTTGATGTTACTATCACTGGTAATTCTACTGGAGCTATTAGTAGTGGAAGTGCTTCAGAAACATTTTTAGCATATGATGAAGAAAGATATGTTTTAATTAGAACAGATGGTATAACAGAATCACTTTCTGCTGATAAAATTAACTTTAATGCAGCTTCTACTGAGATAACTATTAATGGATTGGGAGGTAATAGTCCTGCTAAACTAATAGCTACTTTAAGAAAAATAAATGTAACTGAAAAAGTTAAAGAAAAGCAAAAAATAAATGTATTAACAATAGCAAATTCTAAATTATCAGCTTCTGGAGTTGGAACTGATAAGTTGAATGATGGTCTTACTTTAAGTTCTGTATATGGAACTAGAGTTCAAGATGAAGAAATATCATTAAATGTTCCAGATGCTACAAGAATTTATGGAGTATTAGAATCTAATAATGCTAGTGATCCAGTTTTCCCTAGAATTGTATTACGTTCTATTAATAGTGCCACTGGAAAAACTGGTGATATTCTAATAGGAGAATCATTCATTGGAAAGAATAGTAGCGCCAAGGGAATATATGTAAGTAAGCAAGATGATTCTACTATTAATTATCTTGCATTAAATGATTTTACTTTCCAAGATAATGAAATTGTAACTTTTGAAGATTCTGCTATTGAGGCAACAATCTCATCTAGCACATTAGGATCAAATAATATAACAGAAGAGTTTACTTATGATGATGGGCAAAGAAGCACCATCTATGATTATGCAAGAATGGTAAGGAAATCTCAATATAGCGAACCATCTAAGAGATTATCTATAGTATTTGAATCTGCTTTCTTTACAGCATCTGATACTGGAGATATTACAACTGTCAGCTCATATGATAATTTTACATATAAAGATCTGCCTACAATTAATAAATCCAATGTAAGTGATATATTAGATATCAGACCAAGAGTATCAGATTTTTCAGGTTCAACATATTCTCCATTTGAATTTTTAGGAAGAACATTTACTGCTGCTGGTAATTCTGCTAAGAATATCTTAGCATCTGATGAATCCATATTATTAGATTATTCTTTCTATCTTCCTAGACTTGATAAAGTCTATTTAAATAAAAATGGAACTTTCCAATTAGTTAATGGAATTCCAGCAGAAACACCAGAATGGCCAAATGCTGTTGATGGTGCATTAGAAGTTGCTTCTATATCTTTACCTGCATATTTGTATGAAGTTAATGATGTAAATATCAGTTTAGCAAATTATAAGAGATATCAGATGCGTGATATCAATAGGTTAGAAAAAAGAATTGAAAGTTTAGAATTCTATACTTCTCTTTCCTTATTGGAAAAAGATACATTGAACATGCAGATTACTGATACTGATGGATTGAATAGATTTAAATCTGGATTCTTTGTAGATGATTTTTCTACTACAGATAATCAACTTAAAAAGACTACTGTAAAAAATAGTATTGATTATAAGAATGGAGAACTTAGACCTTCACCTTATACCACTGAACTTGATTTAAAATTGGATGGTAGTAGTTTTAATGGGATCAGACAAACTGGTAGAGTATTATCATTAGATTATGTTAATGTACCTTTTGTAAGACAACCATTTGCTACTAAAACTGAAAGTGTAACACCTTTCCTTATTAACTACTATGGTGGATCTATTTTATTAACTCCATCATCTGATGTATGGGTAGATCAGGTTGTTTTAGATGCTAAACAAGAAGAACTTACAACTTATACAGAAACTAGTGAACAGGTAGCAGCAGGTGGATGGGACCCTGATACTGGATATAGTCCTGTAGTTTGGGGTGGATGGGAAACCACTTGGACTGGTGGTAGTAATGATACTGAAATTAGTTCAAGTAGTAATACTCATTGGGGTGGATGGACAGAAGGAAATGGATATAGATCTAGAAACAAGTTTAGAACCACCACAACTACATTTAGAAGTAATCCAGTAGATATTACTGAAGAAAGAAAAGCAACTAGATCTATTGAGAGAGAAACTTTTAGCACTCAAAATGAAGGTGCAAAAGTACTTAATACTGATATAACTCCTTATATGAGATCTAGGAATTTAGATTTCTCTTGTAAGGGTTTGAAACCTACTACTAGTGTATTTGGTTTCTTTGATGGAGAAAATATTAATAAGTTTATAGTTCCAAAACTTGTTGAAATTTCTATGGTTACTGGAACCTTCCAAGTTGGCGAAACTGTTA